TCAACAATCAAATATACTTTCGCGAACGTGGCGATCTAGATCGATTTGCTTGGCATCAAGACATTATGTTTCGCGAGAGTCATATATTTGGCAGTGATGTTGTTGAAGATTATTTTCAGACCATCATCGCAGTAGATGATATCACAGAAGAAAACGGAGCCATTGAATTTATCGAAGGTTCACATAAAACAATGCGCCTTTATGCACCAAAAAATCTTCGAAAATTCGAACGTGGTGATCTAAAAGGAAAGAAGTATACTGCCAAGAAAGGTGATGTTCTCATTTGGTCGGTGATGATTGTTCACGGAAGCGAAACAAACAACTCTGATTCAAGTCGAATGACATACATGAATGGTTTCTGTCGAACAAAAGCAGCAAAAACATATCCACACTATATGATCAATGGTCAAGTTGTTCCATATATTAATCCAGCGATGATACCATGATTAGTGTTATTATATCCTCATATCGATATGGGCATTTGGCTGCTCATTGCGTAGAATCAATTTTAAGTCAGTCTGAAAAACCAGAAAAGATTTTTTTCGTCGACGATGGTTGGGGTGACTGCTTTCATCTGAAACGAGTATATCCTGAAGTTGAGTTTGTATTTCGTGAAACGAATCTTGGAACGGTAAACAATTTTCAAGACATGCTTGAAAGAGTTTCAACTGAATACTGTATGTTCATTGGTGCAGATAATTGGCTTCGTTCAGATACAGTTAAGCAATTTAGTGACGCGATTCAACTTGTGAATCCTGACATTGTCACTTATGATATGGTCTTAACTGGTGAAATGAAGGAAACAAGAATTAAATATCATAGAGATGAGATGTCGCGGTATCAGGGTGATTACTACTGGTCGCGACAATTTAAACATCATGGCTCTATGCTATATAGAACGAGCCTTGCGAAATCTGTTGGTGGATATACTGCCTTAAATAGTTCATCCCCACATACGCAAGAAGATTATAGTTTATGGAATAAGATGAAGAATGCTGGCGCAAAAGTTCATCATGTTTCTCAAGGATTGCTTTATTATCGTCATCATCGTGAAAATTTTAATAAGTATTGAGTGGTAAATTATGAAAGTTTCTATCATAACCGCAACTGCGGGAAATCCTCTTCTCAAAGAATGTATCGAATCTGTAAGGGCTCAAACGTATAAAAACATTGAGCACATTATTGTTGTAGACGGAAAAAAACGATACGAAAAGTTAGATCCAAACGTTGTGATGTCTTTGTATGAACCAACAGACTCGCAAATTAAACAGCACCTACTCGTTCTTCCATACCCAACAGGCACAGATCGCTATAATGGTCATCGTGTATATGGTGGAACAACTTATTTTGCAGATGGTGACTATCATCTCTGGTTAGATGATGATAACATGATTGAACCAACTCACGTTGAAAGTTTAGTCAATCTTGTTATAGAAAAGAAACTTCATTGGGCATATTCTTTCCGTAAAATTATTGACAAAGATGGAAATGAAATTTGTTTAGATGACTGTGAAAGTCTTGGTAAATGGGCAAGTATCATTCACCCCCAGGATCATTTTGTAGATGTAAACTGTTACTTTGTCGCTAAACATGTTGCTGTAATGCTCTCGCCAGTATGGTATCGTAAATTCCGTGAGCCTGGTCAGATGGAAATTGATCGTGCAATTGCTCATGTATTGATGCATTCAGATAATAAATTAAATTTTGATTGCACTCAAGAATACACTGTCAAGTATAGAGTTGGTAATACTGATCTATCTGTGAAAGCAGACTTTTTCTTACAGGGTAATGAAGCGATGTTGAAGCGTCATGATGGTAAACTTCCATGGAAGAAATCGTAAACAAATATATCAATAAAGTTGAAAGAGCCATTGATCATGGTCTTGATCAAGAGCGTTGGATGAATAAATCCATTTCTCAGATGAGAACCAAATTGGCATAATGGTCTTTATATAGCAGTTTTAGAAAAATAGGAATTAATTATGAGTGAATCAAGAAATCCATGTATTGCATCCATCTTCATGAAAAATATAGATGCAAAAACTGTAGAGAATCAACAGAAGGTTGTTGAAAAATTTAATAAAAGCAATATTCAACATTACAGTGTTCTTACTGAAGCGAATCCAGGATACACCATGGATAATCTCATTGATATGCTAGAGAGCAGAGGGCATGATGCGATCATGTTCTTGGACATTGATTGTGTTCCGTTAAATGATGGCGCTCTCGATTATATGTTTAACAAAGCATATGATGGTGTATTAATTGGAGATGCTCAACGAAGCAATCATATCGAAAATGGTCAGCATGTGTTTTGCGCTCCACACAATGTAACATTTACAATTGATCTGTATCGTAATCTTGGTAATCCATCATTCTTGCCAAATTATCGCGGAGATGTTGGAGAAGAGTTGACTTTTAAAGCGAGAGAGGCTAATATTCCTATTGAGATCATTATGCCGTTGCGCTATGATGCCCCACCAATTCGCATGGATTGGGAACCAAAAGATCTTCCGCCATATTGGGATCTTGCTGATGGTATGCCGAAGTATGGTGTTGGTACAACGTTTGGTAACGATAATGGTGATTTGTTCTGGCACAATTATCAAATCTTTCATCCAGGACAACAAGAACGTTTCTGGAATAAATGTGAGGAATTATTGAATGGCTAATCGTAGTGACTTTTTTAATGCTAAACTTCCACGTGGAATGAAGCGTATGCTTGCAATGGCTGAGACATATGGTTGGGTGAAAGATGCACACAATCGCGGTGAATTGAAGCAATTGCTCATTAATGCTCATGCTAATCATGTTGGATTTAAGTTGAAGCGACATTCAACTGAAAATCGCGATGCATCAGATGGTGAATAATGAACTCACTATCTGAACTCAAAGAATTATTGATCAGTAAAGAAATTGAGATCAAAGAATTCAATGGATGGTCATTGAAAGTTGGTAAAGATACTTGGGTCATGGAACATGGTATGTTATATAAAAATGGTGTACCACAAAGCCTGAGAGAAAAAAATATTTTCGACAATTACAAAAGGAAGAAACAAGATGACAATATCAGCACTCAAACTCGTAAGTGGCGAGGAATTGGTGGTAGAAATTTGCTCAGAGACGGAGAACATAATTGAGTTCAAGAATCCTGTCGCCTGTGTGATGCAACGTTCAGAGAAGGGTCCAGTTCTTGGCTTTATGCCTTGGATGCAAGCAGGTGATGGTCCATTTGTTGTTAATAAAGATAAAATTATTACAGCATGCGAAGTTGCCCAAGAAGTGAAAAACGGGTATAATCAAATCTTCGGAGCAGGAATTGTGGTTCCGCCGCAGCAATTGATTACGGGGTAAAACTTGTCCGATTTTTATACCAATGTAAGCGTCTCTGGTCGATATATTCTTCTGAGAGGCGTTGAAAATGATAGAAGGGTCAGACGGAAAGTCGAATTCCGTCCGACCTTTTTTCTTTCCAGCCAAGAGAAGTCTGAATACAAGACTCTTGCTGGTGAGAATGTAAAACCCATTCAGCCTGGAACAATTCCAGAGTGTCGTGAATTTTTAGAGAGGTACGAGAGTGTCGACAATTTTCCTATTTTTGGGAATAATCGCTATGAGTATGCTTATATTGCTGATGAGTATCCTGACGATATTCTTTGGGATGTCAGTAAAATACTTATTGCCTATCTTGATATCGAAGTTGGATCCGAAAATGGATTTCCTGAACCAAGAGATGCAAATGAAGCAATCACAGCAATCAGCATCAAAGTTAAGGGTAATTATTTTGTGTTTGGTTGTGGCGATTATGTCAAGCATCGTGACGACGTGCACTATGCAAAGTGTCGAGATGAGTCAGACCTCATACGACGCTTCCTCGACCTATGGAGCCGATGGCATCCAGATGTAGTCACTGGTTGGAACGTCGAGCAATTCGATATTCCATATCTTGCAAATCGCATCACCAAGATTCTTGGTGAAGATGAAGCCAAGAAACTCTCACCGTGGAATCGTATTAGCAAACGCGAAACGGTGATGATGAATCGTCCAGTGCAGTTCTATGATATTTCTGGAATTGCCATTCTTGACTACATTCAACTCTATCGCAAGTTCACTTATTCACAGCAAGAATCTTATCGTCTTGATAACATTGCTCACGTTGAGTTGGGTGAAAAGAAATTAGATTATTCTGAGTTCGAAACTCTTCATCAACTATACAAACACGATTATCAAAAGTTCATTGAGTATAACATCAAGGACGTAGAACTTGTTGAGAAACTCGAAGATAAGATGAAGTTGATTGAGTTGGCTTTGACTCTTGCGTATGATAACAAAGTCAATTACGACGATGTGTTCACTCAAGTGCGCATGTGGGACGCGATTGTGTACAATTATCTGCTACGCAAGAAGATTGTCATTCCGCAGATGTCGCGCAGTACAAAGAGTTCACAGTATGAAGGTGCGTATGTCAAAGATCCCATCTGTGGTATGCATGAATGGGTTGCATCGTTTGACTTGAATAGTCTATATCCGCACTTGATCATGCAGTATAACATCTCAATGGAAACTCTTGTTGAGCCTTCGAAGTATAATGACAACATGCGTGGGTTTATCAGCAACTGCAACATCAACGTTGATAATCTACTCAATCAAGAAGTTGATACGAGCATTCTAAAAGATCTTGGTGTTACGGTAACTCCGAATGGTCAGTTGTTCCGCACTCAAGAGCAGGGTGTTCTACCTGAGATTATGGATAGCATGTATAAAGATCGCACACGCTATAAGAAATTGGCTCTTGAGGCAAAGAAGAAAATCGAAACTGTTCTTGAAGATAAGAATCAAGTGAACTATCTCGAGAAACAAGTTGCGCGATATAATAACCTGCAGTTGGCAAAGAAAGTTACTCTAAACTCTGCTTACGGTGCGCTGGGTAATCAATACTTCCGCTTCTTTGATATTCGTATCGCTGAAGGCATCACGACAGCAGGTCAGTTGTCTATTCGTTGGATTGAAAAGAAGATCAACGAGTACATGAACAAACTGTTGAAAACCGAAGGCGAAGATTATGTTATCGCCTCTGATACTGATTCGATTTATCTGAACATGGGTCCACTGATCAAGAAACTTTATCCTGATACTTCTGACACCAAGAAAGTGATCAAGTTCATGAATAAGGTGTGCGATGATAAGATTCAGCCGTTCATTGATGAGTCGTATGAAGAACTGAAACAATATGTCAATGCATTCCAGCAACGCATGGAAATGAAGCGTGAGTCCTTGGCTGATAAAGCAATCTGGACTGCAAAGAAAAGATATATTCTCAACGTGCATGATAGCGAAGGTGTGGCGTATGCCAAACCCAAACTCAAGATCATGGGTCTTGAGGCTGTCAAGTCTTCAACGCCATCTGCTTGTCGTGTGAAGATTAAAGAAGCAATCAATATTGTCATGACACAGACTGAAGATGATCTTCACAAGTTCATTGAAAAGTTCCGTCATGAATTTAAAACACTTCCTGTTGAAGACATTGCATTCCCAAGATCTGTGAATGGTTTAAAAGAATATGCTGATGCTGCGAATATCTTTAAGAAGGGAACACCGATTCATGTTAAGGGTGCGTTGGTTTACAATCACTTGCTGAGAGAAATGAAACTCAACAAACGCTATCAAGAAATCCAAGAAGGCGAGAAGATTAAGTTCATCTATTTGAAGCAACCAAACATCTACAATAATAATACTCTTGCATTCTTGTCTGGTATTCCCAAGCAATTGGATGCAGAGCAATATATCGATTATGATTTGCAGTTTGAGAAATCATTTCTCGAACCACTCGACATTATTCTTTCTTCTATCAATTGGCAATCTGAAAAAGTTGAATCTCTGGATTGCTTTTTCAATTGAAATAGTTTATAATACAAATATCCCAAAACGGAGACATACCAATGAGTCTACTCGAAAAATTAAAGAAGAATACCACTATTAAAGATACTGCTATTCTTACCAAATCTAAATTCTTTGCTGCAAAGGATATGATTCAAACGACAATTCCAGTTGTCAATGTTGCTTTCTCTGGTGATCTTGACGGTGGTTTTACTCCTGGTCTCACAATGTGGGCTGGTCCGTCGAAGCACTTCAAGACTGCATTCAGTCTCTTGATGGCAAAGGCATATCAAGATAAGTATCCTGATTCTGTTGTTTTGTTCTATGACTCAGAGTTTGGTACTCCACAAAACTATTTCACTTCGTTTGGTATTGATACCGATCGCGTTGTTCATACTCCAATCACGGACGTTGAGCAATTAAAGTTTGACATTATGCAACAGTTGACTCAGATTGAGCGTGGCGAGCGTGTGATGATCGTCATTGACTCAATTGGTAACTTGGCTTCGAAGAAAGAAGTTGAGGATGCGTTGGATGGTAAGTCAGTCGCTGACATGAGCCGCGCAAAGCAAATAAAATCCCTGTTCCGTATGGTGACACCACACCTCACCCTAAAGGACATTCCTATGGTTGTAGTAAATCATACCTATAAGGAAATAGGTCTGTATCCCAAGGATATTGTCGGTGGCGGAACAGGTTCCTATTATTCTGCTGATAATATATACATTCTTGGACGACAGCAGGAAAAAGATGGACAGGATCTTATTGGCTATAATTTCATTATCAACGTCGAAAAGTCTCGCTATGTACGTGAGAAGGCTCGTATTCCTGTCACTGTTCGTTTTGATGGCGGCATTAGCAAGTACAGTGGGCTTCTTGATATGGCTCTTGAGTCTGGTCATGTCGTAAAGCCAAACGTTGGTTGGTACGCTAAAGTCAATCGCACAACTGGTGAGATTGAAAACAAGAAGTGGCGAATGGCTGATACTGAATCACCTGAGTTCTGGGATAGTATTCTTTCTGATGAATCATTCAAGGATTGGGTGCGCAACAACTATCAAT